CTCTTTCATTATCTGCTTATCCTCCTGACAAAATACTCCGAAGGTCTTAATGTTATCTATGCCTTTCTTCACTACCTTGTTAGCATTATGCACATCATACCCTGCAGTATTCATCTCTGCTATTATCTCAGGTCTTGAGTAGTCTGCCATGATTTCTATATTCTTATCTACATTCAATGCATCCATCTTCTCTATCAGCTGAGTAGTGGTGAGGTAGCTCTCATAGATAATCTTCTCAATGAAGATATCATTGTCACAGTAATAAACTCTGACTAGAGCAGTAGGGTGGTTATATCCAAAGTCTAAGCCATAGACATACTTCACGAACTTAGTTGGTCTGTGAGCTATGAATGTCCAATTAGAATAGATGTTACTCTTAGAGATAGCTTTCTCACCTAATGCATATATCTGATACATTGCCTCATCAGTTCTCTTCAAGTCCTCAATCTGCTTCTTAATGCTATCAGGTAGGAATGGATTATCTCTGTAGGTAGACTTGATCAGTATGCTTTCCTCAGTTGGTAGGTCATAAAGCCAGGAGGATGACTCAGAGGGATTGTAGTCAAAGATTAGCTTGTCCTCTGTTCTCATATTTATTTGAGTATAGTCATCATAGAATAACTCATTGGCTTCATTCATCCAAGCAACATCCCTTTTTCTACCCCTTATTTTCTGCTCATTATCTACTGAGAAGAACTCTACTATAGATCCATTAGGGAATGAGTAGATATGCTCTGACTTGTTATGATTGCTTATCTCATATATGTCCATGTCTTTCATGATCTCTAGAAAGTCCCTCATGACTGTAGCTCTCAGTGCAGGGAATGTCTTACGAATGATTGAGACTACCTTGTTCTTATTCTGATAGCAGTAGACTATTAGCATCTGACAAAGGCTATAGGTCTTAGAGCTTCTACTCCCTCCCTCATTGATAATGAATCTTAGTGCAGGATCAGTGAGAGCTGCATAGTTCTTTTCAAATATAACGGTACTATCTATCTCCATTGGCATAAGCATAAGCATAGGCTAGCATCTCCATCTGCCTACTATCACTGATAATTGCTATCCTGTTTATTTTTACAGGCACTCCTTTCTTAGAATAGATGTAAGCCTCAACAGCTTGACACATCATTTCAATCCTTTGCACTAGTGATGATGTTCACCTTAATCTCAGAGATGTCCTTACCATTGGTAGTGATGTCTGATTTCTCAGTTAGATTGTTTAGTCTCTGAGTGATGGATGGATTAAACTGTCCTACCATACCTCCACTGATTTGGTCGTTTCTGATTTCTCTCTTTATGTACGAACAGACTGTCTTAAATTCAGAATATCTGTTATCAGGATTATCAAAATAGTTATGTACATCTGAGTAGTTCTTATAGCAGAATATCTCAAATCCCTCATTAGTCAAAGGCACTCTCAAAGGCTCTGCTACCATCTCTGCAGTCTTTTGTGATAGCACCCATTTATGTCTAGGATTATCTAGAGTATAAGCTCTATACTCCTCAAATATCTCCATCAGCTTCTCAGGAGTCTCTATTAGTTTAGTCCTGCCCATTGTCCTCCTCCTCTACTACAGGCTCATCTACTACAGGAGTAGGTATTGGTCCTTTGACTGCTTTATACTTCACTACTTTAGGCTCAGTTACAGTTGGCTCTTCAAACATATAGCCTAATCCTATAGATACAAAGTAATCATATCTATTAGCATCTAAAGTAATCCTGTTACCTTTGTGGGAGATCTTAGCTCCAATAAATTCATCTTTAATTTTCATCTCTTAGGTTTTTTAAATCGGTTTTTATTTCTTGTATCCAATAGTGAGCAGATGTAACAGGTATTCTGAAATATTCTGCCATTGCTCTAGCTGTACTGTATCCTTTATCAAAGTAACATTGAAACACTATCAGCTTAATCCTATCTGTAATCCTACCTCTATATGTCTCTATCACTGCCATATTGTTCTGATACTGCATATCATCTCGTATCTTATCGTATAAATCCGTATCATCATCCATCACTATCGGCATAGTACTATCAGTAGCTGTCACTCTCTCTTGCCTATTAGTTAGTGATGTAGACCATAGAATCTGCATCTTAATAGTATTTAATAGATATGCTTTCACCTTACCGGGATCAGTTACCTCTATATCTATATTACATAAATATAAAAAAGAGTTATTTATTACAGCATCGGCAGATATTGTAGACTTCATTCTTACTAGAAAATAGTTAGTATATTTCCTTATCTCTTTATAGTGAGCTGCTATGTATTGGTCAAGTATAGGTCTCATACCATTGCTTGAAATCCTTAAACCATATCTTTCTTCTCACACTACTGCAGAAGCATTCCTTTTCATAACCAATCAACCTATCTTTTATAGCCTTGAGTTTTATTAGATTAATCTTATAGGATTGCTCTTTCTCAGCTAAACTGAATACCTGTTGTATTATTACTTGCTCAGCTTCTGTAAACATTCCTGTAATATAAACGATAGTAAGGCTACAATAGTTGCTTCAATAAAGGACCAGGTGCAGATTAATGTTAGCCAAAAAGATACGCATTTGATACAGGTAGCAGATGAGTGCAGATATAGTGATAGAATGCTAGGTTTGAATTTGCTATAGATTGAGTCAATCAGTAGCTGTAATGGCTCAAAGTTTACTAGAAACCATGATATTGCAATGTAGGTTAGTATGTTCATGGGGTAAAAATAACAAAGGCAGTCTTACGACTGCCATAAAGTTATTGATTATTTAGATAATTTTTCCACCATTTAATATAAAACTGCTCATTTACAGCCTTACCATTGGTGAATCTCCAAATGGAGCAGTAAGAGACTCCGATATCCTCAGCATAATGACTGAGCTTATATCTTTGGGTGAGCTTAGACTTGGTCTCCTTAATCATAAAGTCCTTTAAGCTCTCACCTTTAGAAAGGGAGATCATCTGCAGGATTATCAGGTACATGAGCAGGAGCTACTGCAGCTGCAGTTAATAGTTCAATCTTCCATAACTCTAATGAGTTGAAATGTTTATCCTGCCATTCTCTACCTCTCAGATTGAATGATGCCTCCACCTCTTCACCTACTCTACAGCCATCTAGTAGAGCTGTTTTATCTCCTGTAGCTTGCAAGCTGATGTGTTGGGGATATTTACCATCCTCTACTGTTATTACTACTTCTCTCTTAGAGAACTTCTCAGTCACCTGTACGGTATCACCTATCACTTTGATAAGTCCTTTTACTTTGTAATCATTCATATTATAGTTATTAATTTATATACTCCTATTATTATCAATCCATACACTACTAGTGCTAGGATTATTGCCATGGTTTTTTCGTTCATAGCTTCTCTATTTCTTGTTTGACTTCGTTCCAATACTGTTTAAATGGATTAGGCAACATAACATTATTCATTTCTAAAATAATCTCATCAACTGCTATTAATGCACATTGTTTGCTCCAATAATTTCTTTTTTCAATATTAGATTGGAATAAACAATACCAATAACTATCGTATAAATCTTTTGCCTTTTCTTGTGGTGTCATACTACCTGCTCAGTAAATGGATCTATGTCATCCTCAGGAAATACTATCTCACCATACTGTACTAAAGTTAGCTCTATAGCATACTCCTGTGCTCTCCTAGCAACATACTTAGCGCTGCTGTAATTGTTACTAATTAACGCTTGCATAGCTGCTATCATAGCAGCCTCTTTAAATTGTTCTCTCATCTTATTTATTATTTAATTGATTAATATACTTAACATAGTACTCAGTGCAATGATGCAACCGTACCTTTATCTCCTCCTCAAGCTCCAGGTCTCTACTGAAGAGTAGAGTAGTGATTCTCTTCTCAGGAGCTATGTGATCTACCTGATGCAGTGATAAGTTCTCCCACTCATTCAATAGAGATGGGTGAGTAGAGACCATGCAATAGACTAGACTAGCATAATTTTTATTATATAACATCATGTAAGCTCTTAGCTGCCACTCATAATCTTTATTCACACCCTCTTCAGGAGTAGCAGGGAACGTTTCTAAGGACCATGATGTCTTTATGTCTATGATTTGGTCATCTAGCACTATATCAGCCTCTCCTGTGAGCCATTCGTTATTCAGCCTCTCAGTGTTCTTAGAGTAGTTGCTAAACATTACCGAGTTGAATAGAGCAATAGAATCATTCTCCTGCATTATACCCTTATTAATGTACTTATTATTCAACTCTACATTATAACCGTAGAAATCCTGCTTAGCTACTGCTCTGATGTAGCTCTTAGTAGTTTCAGATAGCACCTCAGACTTAGTCCGAGATGCTGTCATTAATTTTCCGAGTGATGATGGATGCCATTTCATAATTGCTCTATTTCGTGTTTGACTTCGTTCCAAAATTCTACAAAGTAAATATTTGCAGCGTTTAATTGTTCTAAGGTTTCCCAATCTTTTTGCCTTATATATGGACAAACTTTAATAATCTCATCAACTGCTATTAATGCGTGTTGTATTGCTATTTCTCTACTTGCAAAATATTGGAAATCCTTTTCCATTTTCGCTACTAATTCTAGTGCTTTTTCTTTTGGTGTCATAGTAACATAAGTGCTTTATTCTGTAAATCAGTTAGCTCAAAGGTCTCTCTTAGCTTAGGGATAGTAAACTTACCATCTTGAATAGATACTAATGCCTCCTCAAATCTCTCCTTAGATAGACCAGGCTTAGCTGCCTTAACAGGTACACTAGCTAGATTTGCATCGTCATCAACAGATTGAAGCGAGCAAAGGCTGACCAATGTGTACCTGCGGTAGTAGGTCAAACATGATCCCATTTGCTGAGGATTAAGTCCTGCAGGTAATTCCATGCATGACTCTATTAACTCATTAGAATCTATACAGATTATCTGAGTACATACTGAATTGCCCTGAATAGGCTGTAATAATAGTAGACCATTCTCTAATAAGATAGGTTCTACTGCCTCAATGATTGCATTGATGTCAGAGTATGACTTTTTAAAGTGGGGATTTGTAGCATTCTTAGCTACTTTGCCGATTGACTGCTTAGCTTTGTGGAGCTTTTGGTGCAGAGTTAGTACAGGTGCTGATACTACAGCTTTTGTTTTTGTTTCCATAATATAGATTTAAATTATTTCTGTAAAGATAGTTAATTATTTTATATCTGCAAGGAATTTTAAATAAAATATCATAAATTCATCAAAAGTTCTTGCTATAAAGTATGTACCTCCTGCAGCTTCTATGCTTTCCTGATACCTCTTCTGCACTTCTGACTGCCTATCCTTACCATACTTCACCTCAATCTTAACTGACCTACCTCTAATGGTAGCAGAAATATCTGCAGAGCCTTTTGTACCTGTGCTAGGAGTATAAGTGCCTTTCAGCTGTCTAGTATTCTCACCTACCTGTATCTTCTTACCCTCTCTATAAACTCCCATTGTATTAATTCTCTCAGCTTGAAAGCCTGAATAGGTTAGAAAGTGAATGATACATTTAGTGAGTGCATTAGCAGAGTTATCATTCCAATCTGATGCCGTAATGTATGGCATGGTGGGGTGCTTAATTGTGAGGTAGTTAATCTCTAAGGCTTTTAAAAGTGTTTTGTTTTCTTTGTTCATATCAATTCAATTCTATTATAAGTTAATTTTCCGTTGTTTTTTCTCCAAGGATATTCAATAGCTATAACTTTTTTTTCTTTTATGCTATAAATTGCAAAATCAACAGGATCTAATGCAAATGACATAGGTGCTGAATAATCATAGTAAGTAAATGGAATTTTAATAAATTCACCCCAATGTTCTTTCTCTATTTTTATAGCAGATTCAATATGTTTTCTAAAATATTCAACTATTTTAGTTTCTGTTTCTTCTTTTGTCATATATTCATTGCTTTAATTGTTAATTCATCCCATATATCTATCTCTTTTACCTCCGGTACAAATGACAATCTAGTACTGCCTCCATTCCTATTGGTAGAGCAGATATATCCTTTGTATTCGCAGTACTTTTTAAAGTTAATTGTGATGCTGTTCTGTGTTATGTAGTTCTTTTTATCAGGGAATGCATTGCAGAATGAATCGTATAACTGTTCTTTCACTGAGTAGTAAGTATCCTCTTTTAGATCCTCAAAGAAATAATACATCTCACTGCTTATCTCATCTAGTATCTTTCTAAAGTTTAGATTGATAGTAGGCATCTCAATTAATCCTACATTAAGATATA